AGATACTCATAACTTTATTTTTTATTTTATTATTAATAGAATTTTCAAGAATAATTGAATCATCATAACGAGGATTAGGCACTAGAGCAATATGTGTAATTACATCATCTTCTCTAATATCTATAACCTCATCATCATATTGAACGGCATTCTTAACACCGCCCTCTTTTTTCATAACCGCACTATAAGCGCAGCTTGTGCTGAAACCTTGATTAATGGCGTCAATGGCTTCTTGCGAATGAACTGTAAAATCAGCCCACGCCCAGCCGTCCTCCATATATACATTACTAACATAACCGACTATTTCTTGTTGTGCTTGCTCTTGTGATACTTCTTTATGTTCTATTACTATTTTACAGCCTTTGAATTTTTGCGCTATTATAGGCAAGTTATTTGGCGATATGTAGACCATTTGATTTTGCTCTGGATAGTTTACTACCCCTGCTTCTAAAAACCTTGTTTTATAGGATTTTGCTGTTAGATTTTGAGTGATTGCGTTTGTTTTAATATCTTGCATAAAAAAATGTAAAAAAAAGTAACTTTTTTTATTGACAATTAAAACTAAGTATTTATATTAATAATTGTGGAGTAACCAATACCGCACAATTTACTAACTTAATTTTAATTAAATAATGACAAGATAAAAGATAAGATTGGATTCAAACTTCTATAATAGGTATAGCCTGACAATTACAGCCAAAATCTTCACCAGGATTATTTCTAGCTCCTGTTGAAGTGTTAGAGATTGGTGGATCATCAAAGCTAAAAATTTTACCATTTAAAGCCCTATGATCTGGCCTAGTTCTAACATTGGAGATTGACCACTTGTATTTGGACACACCTACACTTTCATATTTTACCTGTTTATATTTAGAAGTCAAGAGAGAAATCTCTTGTTTTGCCAAAAATTTAGCCTTTTTAGTGCTAACGGCAAAGCGTTCTTCTATTATTTTAGTAAAATCTTTGGCGCGGGTGCCTGATAATACTATGTCTTCGGCTTTTTGTCTAAGAATTAAAGTTTCTTTTTGAGTAAACTCTGTAATGTATAATTTTAGATTATTAGTATACTCTTGAGACAATATTTTTATTTGATCTGCTGTAAAATTGATTGAAAGGCCTATTTTATCTGTTACAGTTTTTCTGAATTGCTTGTTTATATCTGAGAAAATCTTTTCAAGGGTATCATCAAAATTGATATTCTTTGTTGCTTCGTCAATATTTAAGTTAATTTCGTCAACTGTTGCCACCAGTTGTCTTGCCATTTGTTTATAGCTATCTTCTCTTTGTGCAATAGCCACTTGAATATTGATAGGCAAGTTGTTCATTTCTTTTTTATAGCCTTTTATTCTTTTACTGTATTTAATGCCTAGCTTTTTAAATTCCTTTGCTGTGGTGGCGTTAAATTGCCCTGTAAAGATATTATTACCATACCTTATTTGTCCAGATTTTATTTTTTTAATGATGGCGCTATTGTCTTGCTCATTAAAAAAGATTCTTTTATTCTCCTTAATAGACTCAATTAAAGGAGCAAATAAAATATCATATAATATAACATCTATTTGCGCCTCTAATTCTTCTATTAGTTCTGGATTGTCTTTTATTGGTTGTAATTGCTTTTCAGCCATTATTAGCTAATAACTTGTATTTCTTCAACATTTACGCAGCTAATAACTAGCTCTGTTGGAGTTCCTGCGCTGACAAAGGCAAGATAATTAGGCAAGCCGTCAAATACTTCTAAAGCCACATCTGTTTTAATTGGTGCCATTTTAGTTGCAATATTGGCAAGAGTTAGGCCTACTGGCTCTTCTTCTGATCCGTAAATATCAACTGTTGCGCCTATGCTTGTAATTCTAGGCTTTAAAGCTTCGCCTAGTCCTGATGGTGATAATAGAACAGATGAATATAATTTATTAATATCTATTGCTGTTTGATAAGTTTTTAGTGCCATTATTTTATATTTTTATTTGTTAATATGCTTTTATAAGTTCTTTTCTTTTTAAAAAAGTTCTTTATATTGAAGGAGTTTTGTTTATAAACTGCCACGCCGTCTTGTAAGTCAAGTTTAGGTTTTTGCGGTGGTGGAGTTGGGAAGTCTTCGTCTTCGTCTATTTCTAGATCTGTTCTTAATATATTTAATTGATTTAATTCTTCTTTTAATTCGCTAGAAGTCATTAAGCCTCTATCATATAATTGTAATACTCCGTTTAATTGTTGCGTTTTAACTCTTTCCTCTTCTTCTGCGCCTAATATTCTTAACGGGTAATATTCAATTTGCAAATCGTCTGGTATAAAATCAAAAAGCTTTTTGCATATTAATTGGATCATTTGAATAATAATATGGTCAAACTTTCCTCTATATTCGCTCTCTATCATTGCGTTATAGTTTTCTATATCATCTTCACCGCTATTAAAGCCGCTAGCAGATAGGCCAAACAATTTAGTCATTGGCATTCTTAAATCTGCGGCAATTCCTATTCTTATTTGTTGTAACATTTCTGACAATCCTGCAAAGTTTATTTGCTTTTGTTCAAATTTATCATCAATATCTTGGACTATTGCGCTTTGATAATTCTTTACTTGATTTGCCATTTGTATTCTTTTCGCAACAGTATTTGATCCCTCTTCACTTTGTAATAAATCATTAAAGCCCTTAATGCTGTAAACATCAATCTTAGCTTCGTCTAGCATTTCAAATATTAAGTCATTATTTTTAATATATTGATTAATAGACCTGATGGCTCTTTCTAATATTGACATCCCCCAGCCTCTTAATTGTGGCTTTATTAATGATGGTGCTGTTTTACCCTTTGATAATAAAATTCTTGATGAATCTAAATTAGTTCCATAATATAAAAAAGATGTATCAAAATAACCTGCTGGATAATATGGCTTATTTTCGCCTTGTGGTGGTATATTGGTAGGGCTAAGCTCCCAAAGGTCAGCAGCTTTAAAAGATAGCTCTGTGTTCTCGTTTATGGCGTTTATATTTAATGGCTTGTCCCCTTTCTGATTAGGAGTATTTATAACCATACCACCGCCACCAAACAAACTATTCCATTTTGCTAAGTCTTTTATTTCCTGCAATATGTTATGCTCTGATATGTAGTTTTGTATATCTTGTATATTTTCTGCGTCTAGTTCATCTGATATTATTTTAATACCACCTCTGAAAGCGTCTTCTACTGGCTGATCAATAAATGTTTGTATAATTCCAAAGGTTGAATAAGCATAGCTAAGCGTTGGCCTTTGCAATGATATTAATTGAGTATTAGAATTTAAAGTAATAGTATCAGGCTTTGATAATTGCGACTGATTAAAAGATAATTGACTTGTTAAGCTTGTAAGACTATTTTTCATAGTCAGAAGCTCGTTAATCAATATAACATCTTCCTTAGGAAGTGATTTTTTGATATTTTTTGTTGACATTTTAATTTTTTTTTGTAAGTAACCAATCTTAAAGCTACTAAAGAAAAAATCTTTTGTCAAGTTTTTTTTTAGCGTCTTGCTTCTTCTACAATATCAAATTGTACGCCCTGCTTTTCGGCAAGTAAAATTTTGACACTATTTAATAAAAGCTTTTCCTTTCTTTTATTATTTAAAGTCTTATTTAGTCCTATGCGTGACATATCTATATAGTCTGCAAATTCTGATTGCGTAATGTTATTATCCTTAAGAAGTTTTTTAATATCCATAAAATAAGAAATTATTAATAATAATTAATTATTGAATATTTGTATTTGAAAAGTCAAGAAAAAAATTATAGCTGTGTCAAAATTATACAATTTTCTAATTTTCTATTTATAAAACATCAAATATTGAAGTATCTTTTGGCAATAAAGCAATCTTAGCAGCGTCAATAAGAGTATCAACAAAATCATCGTGCTTGCTATTAGGGAAGGCCAGAATTTCGCTTTTTAACTCTGAATAGTTTTCTATATCTTTACATAAGATTAAATTATTATCAATAGTATCTAAAGCGGGTATAATGTTATTTGCCCTTGTTACCTTGTCTCTATCTCTTGGCAATGTATCTTTTAATTTCTTTTCATCTGGCACGGGTAGGCCTTTTCTTCTGTAAGATTGATTTAAATATATTCCGTGACTCTTATCTTCAATCCATATATAACGAAAGCCATAACCTAGCTTATTTTTTATCCAGGGTTCAATCCAATTATCAACATCAACCGCATTAATCCTTCTTCTTTTAACATCTATTAAATATAAATGGTCTCTTTTCTTGCCTTTTACCTCTTCTTTTAATACGCCCCAATATGAAAAAACAGTAAAGTCATTCATTTCTTTATCTTTATAAGATAAGTCGGCTGTAATAAATGTAAAATCAAACTTAGTCGGCAGATCTGCTCTGTCTATTTCGCCTATTGCTTCTTTACTGAATAAGTTACCTCCTTCCATTAGTGGCTCTTGTTGGTATTGACTCATAAACATAAAGTCGTTTTTACTTATTTCTTTTAATCTTTTTTCTGAATATTGAGAAGGAAGCTGACAAACTCCATCAACCACCAAAGCTCGTTTTAATGTCTTAAAGTCATATTCTTTTATCAGATAGCCGCTCATATCTTCTAGGTGCAATCTTTGCTGTATATTTACAATGGCAACCTCGCTATGGCTCAATCTTGTAATTAAAGTATTAACAAAATAGCCCTGCACCTTATCGCGCATTAATTGAGAAGTAATATCAGCTGGCTTATTAGCGTCATCAATAAATAAACAACCCGAAAAGCTCTGACTTGATCTAATACCAGCACCAAAACCAGTAATAGCAGATCCAATAGAAGTAAATAATATAATCCCCCCGCTTGCTGTTATAATCTTTCTGCTTGTATAAATGGCCTTGCCTTGCGTGCTTTTTAAATACCCCCTCCAAAAATCATCAATAGGCTTTTCTTCTATTGCCTCCTCTTCTACTTTCTCTTGATACATTGCTTGATAAATAGGGTGTTGCAATACTCCTGCTAATTCTCTTGATATATCGCTCAATAAGTCTTGGCTATATGAAGTATAAATAAATTGACATCTAGGGTTCTTAGCTAGGCAATAGGCTATAAAGTATCTTGCAAGGGTTGTTTTACCGCTTCTAGGAGGCACATTGATATTCTGCCTTATTTCTTCTTGTTTATATATGGCCTCAAATGTTTCAAATAGTCCTTTGTGCAATTCTTCTTCAATAAATGTCCTGCCTTCAATTAATTTAAACATATATAAAGCCCATACCCTAAAGCCTTTTTTGTGTAGCTCCTGCCCTAAATATTCAGGGTGTTTTATTGAATAGCCTATTATTTTATTGTCTTTGGTCATATTAAAATGGTAAATAGCTTTTGATTAGGTATCCTTTGTAGGGTTTGCAGATTTACGATACTTATGGAAAGTTACCGCTGATATTCCCAGTGAACTATAGGCATCTAGTGTAGATCCATACTTAACTACTTTTTGAGTCGCTATTTCTTCTATAATATATGATTTACGCTTTAGTCTATTAGAAATTTGAACCGCTTTTCTAGATTTTTCTTTATTCTGTCCGAGTCTCATCTTCAAGTGCTGGCTATTTTTAGTCTTTATATCCATCTTGCTATTTCGAAGTGATGTTCTTTCTGCGTTACTAATCTTAATAAGGTGAGTAGGATTGACGCACAAATTATTATTGCATTTATTACTAAACGACCATCCTCGTTTATATCCCAAATCTTCCATCATTTGTGAATAAAAGTATTTCTTTGCACTAGCTTGCTTTCCTTCTATTGAAAGTGATGGATTGCCATCTCGAATTGCCCCTTTCCATTCCCAACAAGAAGTATTTGGGTTAATAGTATATTTATCTTTTAATTCTTTTTCAAACTTAACTTTTTTCCACTCGTTTCTTGAAATTAATAATGGATGTTTTTCCTTCACTAATTTACCTAAATCATTTGAACACATCTTTAATATTCTAGAAATAGCCTCGCAAGTATAGCCTTTATTATAATATCTCGCAAAATCTTGAATCTTTATTCTGTATTGTTTTTTTTCTATTTTAGATAAAGTGCCTTCTAATATTTCTACCTTTCTTGCAAGAGAAAAACAATGTCCGCAATTACATTCTTGCTGTAATCTATTCACAACTAAACTACACTCAGGACATAACTTGTGATTATCAGGATTGACAGCATCTTTCTTTTTTACTGCACTACAATTTAAATCCCAAACATTCTCAAAATCTGGCATTTTATGTTTTAAGACATTACCAGCGTGATCCAATATAATAGCCTTGTCTTTACCTTGCGACCTCCTTAAAGCCCTCCCCACTTGCTGTAAATATAGGGTTAATGATTGCGTAGGTCTAAGCAGTATTGCGGCCTCAATAGCTGGCAAATCAAACCCTTCGCCAACAATATCAACATTACTAAGTATTTTTAACTCCCCATCTTGAAACTTATTTATTAATTCGTCTCTCTGTTTATTAGTCATTTGTCCATCAATATGAGCCGCTTTAATTCCTGCATCATTAAATTTCTTTACAACTTCTAAGCTATGATTTATTGAGACACAAAAAACAATAGCTTTTTTATTATTACAAATCTTCTTATAATGCTCTATTGCACAACCTGTAATAGTTGGCTTGTTTACTACTTTACTTAATTGTTCTTGGTCGTAGTCGCCATTTTTACTTGCTACGCCTTCTAGATCAATTTTACTAGGTGCGTAAATATCAAAATCAGATAAATAACCTTGATTAATTAATTCTCTCATTGGTGGAGCTTGAATCATCTTTTCAAAAAACTTTCCTAACC